CGCAAGAAAGACAACCGGATGCCGATGCCTGGTGGCGACATCCTGCTGGTCAATTCGACGCTCATCCCGCTCACCGATGTCGGCTTGCTCACGCGCTCGTTGCCGTCACGTGCATCGCCCGATGGCCTGCCGCCGCCCAAGGGTACGCCTGACCCGGGACCGGGCCAGCCAAGTCCGCCGCCTTCCAACTAACCGGATCACCAACATGAAATATATCAACATCATGATGGCGTGCGCAGCCGAACCGTGGGCGCTCGAAAAAGGTAAACTGATCACGGTTGCAAACTTCCTGCGCTTCAAGGCCATGGGCGGACAATATTCCGCGCAGGAAGTTGCCCGCATCACCAAGGGTCGCGAGCGTCAGGTCCAGAAAGCCGACGGCGCAATCGGCGTTCTGCCGATTCAAGGCGTGATCGGCGAGCGCATGAACATGCTCGACGACATCAGCGGCGGCACATCGACCGAACTGATTTCAAAACAGTTCCGCGCCATGCTCAACGACGACCAGATCAAGGCGATCATCCTTGACGTCAACAGCCCCGGCGGCGTCGCGCGCAGCGTTCAGGAACTTGCGCAGGAGATCTACGACTCGCGCGGCATCAAGCCGATCATTGCGCAGATCAATACATGCGCGGCATCGGCCGCCTACTGGCTCGCGACGCAGGCAGATGAGGTCGTAGTGACGCCATCCGGCCAGGGCGGATCGATCGGCGTCTATACGATCCACGAGGATATTTCCGAGATGCTGGCGGAAGAGGGCATCAAGGAGACGCTGATCTATTCGGGACAGTACAAGGTGCTCGGCAACGAGTTCGAACCCTTGAGCGACGAAGCAAAGTCGATCATGCAGCAGCGCGTCGATGAACTCGCCGCGTCGTTTGTGCGCGGCGTGGCGCAGGGCCGCAATGTTTCGCTTACGACCGTCAATGAAAGCTTCGGTCAAGGGCTCATGTTCGGCGCCGAGGACCTTGTGGCGCGCGGTATGGCGGACAAGGTCGCGTCGATGTCGGAAACACTTGCGCGTTTCGGCGTACAGATGAATCCCGCATTGTCTCGCGCCAAGGCGGACGCGGAAAAGCAGGCGAATGCATCTGCGATGCCTGAATCGACAATCGGATTGAAGCGGCTGGAGACCTGGGCGCGTCGTATCAACGACGACGAGGTCCCGCCGCCATCAGAATTCGAGGATATCCTGCGTGAGGCAGGAGTCTCGAAAACCCAGCGTGCTCGCATTGCCTCGCGAGTGCACGCGGCGCTCCGGAGTGAGTCCGGAGGTGAAGAGGCTATCAACCCGTCCGTCGATGACGCGCTTGCCCGCTTGAGCAGGGCGGCTGACGGATTCATCTCCACCTGAAGGATTCAAAAATGAAACGGAGTTCTTTTGCGATGGCTGTGGCCATCGCGGTCTGCCTGATTGCGATCATCATGGTCGCAACCGGCTATGACATCGGCCATGGCCTTGCCATGGCATCCGGCAGTCTTGCCCATGACTTTGGGTACACGATCGCTGCGGCGGGAGCCGCTGCGGCTGCGGCCACGACCGAACACATCGAAACCCAACTCAAGGAATTGTCGTCGCTTGCGACAAAGCTTGAGAAGGCCTCCGATGAGGTCAAGAAGAACGGCGAAAAACTGCAGGCCGAAATGAAGGCGGTCGGCGACGCCAGCACCGAGACCAAGACGGCGGTCGATAAAGCGCTCGCCGAGCATGCTGATCTTTCCAAGCAACACTCGGAACTGGTCAGCCGCATGACGGAACTGGAGCAGACGATTGCCCAGCGCCGGCAGGCTGCCAATCCGGATGCACCGAAATCGGTCGGCCAGATGTTCGTCGAAAGTGACGGCTACAAGGCATTCGGCGGCTCGACCGGCAGGGGTTCGATCAAGGTCACGATGCCCCGCGCCGATATCACGAGCTTCCCGTCATCCGTCGGCAGCAACACGTCGCCGGGGACCTCGTTGCAGCCGGCGATGCGCGTGCCTGGCATTGTCACGCCGGTCTCGCAGAAACTGACAATCCGCGACCTGCTTGCGCCGGGCCGTACCTCTCAGGGCGTGATCGAATACGTCCAGGAGACCGGCTACACCAACGCTGCTGCGGTCGTAACCGAAGGACAGAGCAAGCCCTATTCGGATCTGACCTTCGAACTCAAGAATGCGCCCGTGCGCACCGTTGCTCATCTGTTCAAGGCCTCGCGCCAGATTCTCGATGACGCGCCGGCCCTGCAGAGCTACATCGACGCGCGCGCGCGTTATGGTCTCCAGCTCGCGGAAGAGACCGAGTTGCTCAGCGGCGACGGGACCGGCGTCCACATCAAGGGCCTCATCCCGAGTGCCACGGCGTTCGATGCGCAATTCGTTCCGACCGCGCAGCAGAACATCGACACGGTCCGGCTTGCAATCCTGCAGGTCTATCTCGCCAAGATTCCGGCCTCCGGCATCGTGCTCAATCCGATCGACTGGGCGAAGATCCAGCTGACCAAAGATACGCAGAACCGCTATATTGTCGGCAATCCGATCGACGGCAATATTCAGAGGCTGTGGAATCTGCCGGTCGTCGACTCGCTTTCGATGGCGGCGAACAAGTTCCTGGTCGGCGCCTTCGATTTCGGCGCGCAGATTTTCGATCGCATGGAGATCGAGGTTCTGCTCTCGACCGAGAACAGCGTCGACTTCGAGAAGAACATGGTCACGCTGCGGGCCGAGGAACGTCTTGCTCTGGCGATCTATCGTCCGGAAGCGTTCGTGACCGGGGATTTTAGTACTGCTACCTAAGGCTGTATTGATTAGTATCTAGGTTGTACCCTATAAATTAGGCGAGGCCCGCAAAGGACGGCAATCCAATGCGGGCCTCTAAACACCACTGATCGGATAAGGATCAATGATGCCTAATATAAGGGAGAGCGAATCCGAACGGATTCGCAAGAAAAAACGCGCCGATTACATGCGCGCACGAGGGCGGCGCCTTGGCGCAAAGCCTTTGAAGGGAACGAAGTTTACTTGCGAGATATGCAAGTTAAGTCTGCCGAGGGTAAGCCTTTGGCAGAGGTGGTGCTCGTCTTGCAAAAAAATAGCGATGATCGAGCGCGATAGATTGAGAAATCTACGCTTGGGCAGCATTCCAATTGGCACGCGCCAGAAATGTAAAAACTGTTCCGACGAATTCATCAAAATCTTTAAGCGGCAATTCTATTGTTCAAAGTGTACTGGATTAAGTTCCGCTGAAGCCCTTCCGCATCAGATCGAACATCGGCGTAAACGTAGCCGCGAAATGCAGCGCAGGCGACGCCGTACTAATGCCAAATGGGCGATCATAGCTCGGATCAGTGCCGGAATTAGAAACAGCCTCAAGAACGGGAAAAACGGAAGGTCTTGGGAAAAGTTGGTCGGATATACGATCACAGATCTCATGGATCATCTGGAGCGGCGATTTCTTCCAGGAATGAATTGGGAAAATCGTGGGCTGTGGCACATCGATCATATCAGACCACTCGCGTCATTTTTGTTTAAGTCGGCGGCCCATACCGATTTCAAAAAAGCTTGGTCGCTAAAGAATCTGCAGCCGCTTTGGGCGGTCGACAACATAAGAAAAAGCGCGAGACTTGATTGGCATAAAGGGCGTGACAATGGTCAGGATGAAGGCTCTCAGATCGTGGACCGGCGACGAAGGACAAGTGAACGCAGGCCAGGAATTCAATGCGGCAAGCGAATATCGCGCAAAGGATCTCGAAGCTCACGGTCTGGCGCATCGTCTGCAGATCATCCAGCCCAAGCCGTCGCCACTCCCAAGCATAGGATCAACACCTGAAAATGTGGCAGCTGCAAAAGGCCCTTTAGCCTTAGCTGGTGGCGAGACTGGCGCGGGAGAGACTGCGCCATCATCGCCTCCGGCCCGTCAGCGAAGAAGGCGGACGTCGAAAGCATCAAAGGGCGCGGACTTGCTGTCATAGCGATCAAGGAGAACGTGCGGCTCTGTCCGTGGGCCGATGTGGTCTACGGATGCGACGGGCCTTGGTGGAAAAACAACAACGGGCTGCCGAAATTCTCCGGCCTCAAGCTTTCAAACGACCAGTACGTCTGCACGGCCTACCGCGATCTCCACAAGGTTTACGTCCAGACGGAAGATCGAATGCTATTCGATGAGCCTGCCGTCATCGGGACGGGCGGGAATTCCGGTTTCCAGGCGATCAATCTGGCCTGCCAGTTCGGCGCGACAAGAATCCTGCTCATCGGTTTCGACATGCACGGCGCCAACGGCGTGCATTGGTATGGGCTCAACAATCCGAACAACATGAACAATCCGGGCGAAGTGAATTTTGTCCGCTGGCGAAATGCACTCAATAGCCAATCAGGGATTCTCGCTGCAATGGGCGTCGATGTCGTGAACACTTCCCCATCGAGCGCACTGGTTTGCTTCCGGCAGCAGAGCATCGACAAGACGTTGGGTGAGTGGGGCTATGCCAATGCAGCGTAGCATCTGGATTGGCTTTGACCCGCGTGAAGCGTCAGCATTCGCCGTGGCACGCTCGTCGATTGCGAAGCATCTGACGCAGAAGATCCCGATTCGCGGCGTCGTGCTTGATCGACTGATCAAGTCAGGCCTTTATCGGCGGCCGACAGAACTGCGCAAATCAGCGGTTGACCGTCCGGTGCTCTACGACGTGATCAGCGACCATCCGATGGCGACGCAGCATGCCAATGCGCGGTTTCTGGTGCCATATCTGGCGAAAAACGGCTGGGCAGCGTTCGTCGATGGCGACGTACTGGTTCGCGGAAACTTTGCGCGGCTGTTCGAAGGGCTCAATTCGGAGAAAGCGCTTTATTGTGTGAAGCACGATTATGCGCCGGCGGAAGGCCTCAAGATGGATGGCCAGCGCCAGTCGCAATACGCGCGCAAGAACTGGTCATCGGTGATGATCTTCAACTGCGAGCACGAGGCCAATCAGGCCCTGACGCTCGATGTGGTCAATACAGCTCGCGGTCGCGACCTGCACGCGTTCTTCTGGCTCAACGACGATCAGATAGGCGCCCTGCCTGAAGAGTGGAATTGGCTGGTTCGTCACAGCAGCAAGGAAATCGAGCCGAAGCTCGTGCATTTCACGGAAGGATGCCCGGACATGCCGGGCTACGAAAAGGATCCTTTTGCGGACGAATGGCGCGAAGAACTGACGCGATGGGCGGCATAGGTTTTCGTCCGTGGGGTGGGGTGATGAAATTCTCGCGACCGGGATGGCGCGCGGCGCGAAGGACCGTGGCAAGCGGATAGCATTCGGCAACGGCCGAAAGATCATCTGGGGGCCGTGGTCTGAGGCGATATTCCGCGACAATCCAAACATCGCTCCGCCAGGAAGCGAGGGCGCGACCGATCTCGAGTGGATCGCACACTACAAGGGACACAGGCTCTACAACCGGCACGTCGGTGATCGCTGGCAATGGAATATGAAGTTTCGCGCCATTCCCGGCGAAATGTTCTTCGATGAGACGGAATTGGAATTCGCCAAGACCGCCGGCGACAATTTCATCCTGATCGAGCCGAACGTCCCCCGCAACAAGTCCGTCGCGCCGAATAAGGACTGGGGTCTCGCGCACTACCGGCAACTCAGCAGCATGTTGCGGGAGCAGGGTTTCAGGCTGGTTCAGTTTTCCTTTGGCAAGGACAAACTGCCCGGAGTTGAACTGATAACCGCTCCTGACTTTCGCAAGGCACTCGCAGTTTTATCCCGCGCCGCGCTCTATATCGGGCCGGAAGGCGGGCTGCACCACGGCGCAGCGGCGGTCAACGTTCGCGCCGTGGTGTTCTTCGGCGGCTTCATTCCGCCCGAAGTTACAGGTTACGCGATGCACACAAATCTGACAGGCGGTGCAAAAGCATGCGGGTCGCTGCATTACTGCAACCATTGTATATCAGCCATGCGCGCGATCACGGTTGAAAAGGCATATGCGGCTGCAATCGATCAATTGCAAAGAGCAGCGGCGTAATGTCAGAAAACTACCGCTTGATGCGCCGCGTTGCCGGCTATCACGACCTGCGCATGGATGGCATGACCGATTTGGTCATGCGAGCAAAGGAAGCATCGGTCTTCGATATTGGATGCAATCGCGGCCTCGTGGGCTTCGAGTTCTACCAGAACGGGGCCAGAAAAGTTCACGGCTGCGACAACTTCGAGGAAGGCATCAAGGTCGCGCGCGAAGTGTTCATGGATCTGCGTGCTGTCGACAGCAGGTTCGAGGTTGTCGATCTGCGCGGCGGACAAAATGCGGTCGATGTGGCGTTCGGACAGCAGCAGTACGACATCACGCTGATGCTTGCGACCTATCACAAGCTCAAGCGTGTGATGAAAGCAGACCAGTTAAGCGCGCTGATGAAATATTTTGGCGGACGCACGCGGCGCTATTTCGCCTGGCGCGGGACCTCCGACAAGCCGGCCGAGAATGAAGAAGAGATGAAGGCGATCGACCAGGACTTCAAGCCATTGGGTTTTTCACGCGTGCAGACATCGACGCTCTCCGACCTTGGATTGGCTGCCATCTGGGCGAAAGCTTGAATCATGCAATTGTACGAATCCGAGTTCATGCAGGATGAGACGGAATTTTCAGATTTCGGTGTCTTGCTGCAGCGGGAAAAGATCAGGAGTTATCTGGAAATCGGCTCGAAGTTCGGCGGATCGCTCTGGCGGATTGCGCAATACACGCAGCCAGGTGCGCGCATGGTCGCGGTCGATATGCCAAACGGAACCAAGCGATGGCATGAAAGCTCCGCTTCCCTGAAGGCCTGCGTCGCCAAGCTCAAAGAGTTCGATCACGACGCGCATATCATCTGGGGCGACAGCACGGCAGAAAAAACGGTTGAAGCCGCGCGGGCGCTCGGACCTTTCGATCTGATTATGATCGATGCCAATCACACCATGCCGTTCGTCAAGGCGGACTGGAAAAACTACGGGCCGATGGGGCGCATGATCGCCTTTCACGATATCGGTTGGCGGCGGGCGCAGGAATGGGTCGGCGTTCGCATCGACGTTCCGCAGTTCTGGAATTCCATTAAGGGCAGTTACCGGCATGTTGAATTCAGGTCATGTCCGACCGGGAAAAACAACGGCATCGGCGTTCTCTGGCGCGCGTGATGCTTACGATCTGCACATGGCTGTGGGGCAATAAATACGGCAAGAGCGACGTTGCAAAGCTCGCCGCCGGCGTGCGCCGCGGCGTCAAGGAACGCCATCGATTTGTGGTCGTGACCGACGAGCGAAACGGCAGCAATGTCGGTGCCAATGTCGATGCAGTATGGCCAATCGCGGCGCAGGATTATCATCTTCTGTCGGTCAAGGGATGCTTCGCGCGTCTGCGCATGTTCGACGAGACCTGGCAGGCCTTGCATGGGCTAGGGCAGGGACACCGGCTCGCCTGCATCGATCTCGATAGCGTGGTGACCGGAAATCTCGATCCGCTGTTCTATCGCGCCGAACCGTTCATGATTCTCAAAGGGGCAAACGCCGCCAATCCGTGTCCGTATAACGGATCGGTGATGATGCTCCGCTTCGGCTACCGGCCGGATGTCTGGAGTGATTTCTCGCTTGAGGCAGCTGCCGGGATTCCGTTCCACGAGTTTCCGGACGATCAGGGCTGGCTCGCGCACAAACTGCCGAAAGCGGCGGGATGGCTGGTCGGTCCGCAAAGTGGAATTTACGCGTTCAAGAAGCCGGCATGGCCGAAAGGCGATGACTTGCCCGAAGACGCAAGGATTGTGGTGTTTCCTGGCGCGCGCGATCCGTCACAGTTTACCCATCTGCCATGGGTGAAAGAACACTGGCGCGAGGCTGCATGATTCATCCGCTCGCGCATTGTGACGGGTCCTGCGTGATTGGACCGGGCACCAAAGTGTGGCAATTCGCCAGCGTCATTCGCGCGTCCTTTGTAGGTCAAAGATGCAACGTCGGCTCATGTGCGATCATAGACGCCGCGCGCGTCGGCGATGATGTCACGATAGGACACGGCGCGCAGTTGCATCCGGGAACCTATATCTGGCACCGCGTCTTCATTGGCCCGGCTGTTGTGTTTTGCAACGACAGGTGGCCAACGGTCTCGAAGGACGGATTTGAAATCGACCGCCTGCTCAAGGCAGCGCTGTCATCCAAGGACAAGACCGTCGAGGTTTTATCCGACGCGAGCATTGGCGCAAATTCGACCATCCTGCCAGGCCTGAAAATAGGACAGGGAGCGATGATTGCGGCCGGTGCCAACGTCGATCGGGACGTTCCTGATTTCCACCTGTTCAAGCGAGACGGATCAATCGTCAGGATCGACAAGCGTCAGAACGCGCGAATGAGGTTTGCGGCCTAGATGCTCTGCGTCACGACCTGCCTCTGGGACGCCAATGACAAGTCTGAATCGTTCTCGCGCTGCTATGACGAAGGCTGGGTCGAAAAGCTCTATCGCGCCTTCGCGCGCCATCTGACGAGGCCATTTCGCTTTGTCGTCTTCACGGACCGGCTGCGACACTTCGGCGAAAAAGCAATCTATCATGAACGGTTGAGCGCATCCGAGCCTGGCTATGGATGCTGCATCGAGCCGTTCCGTTTGAATGAGGCGATGATATTCACGGGCCTCGATACGCTCGTTGTCGGAAACATCGATCACTTCGCGGATTACTGCCTCAACGCGGCCAAGGTGGCAGTCCCGCGCAACCCTTACGAACCCGCGCAATCGATCAACGGAATTGTGCTTTCGCCGGCCGGCCAGCGCCACATCTTCGATAACTGGCGCGGCGAAAACGACATGGAATGGATGCGGGCGCAGGACACGGTCTTCATCGATGACCTGTGGCCAGGAGAAGTGCTCTCGCTCAAGGCACATGACGTAAGGCGCAAGGGTCTGCAGGGTGCCAAGGTCGTCTACATGCACGGACGCCCAAAGCAGAATGAACTTGGTCAATTCGAATTCGTGCGCGAGCACTGGCGATGAGTGAGATGGATCAGGAGCACTGATGCCGCTTTATCCTGTCACGTCACCATCGCAAGTCGTCGTCCCGCTCGACGACATGAAGAAACACCTCAACGTCGACCATACCGACGATGATACTTATATCGCTGCCCTGACGGCAGCAGTTACGCAGCATCTCGACGGTCGCGACGGCAGACTTGGCCGCGCGCTTGTGTCCCAGACATGGGATTACGCGCTCGATAACTTCTGCTGCGCTGGATCATATTATGGCAGCAGCCGCACTTATTTCGACGGTTCTTTCCGGGGCCTGCCGCGCATCGAGATCCCGCTGGCGCCGCTCCTGTCGGTTGAAAGCGTCAAATATTATGACACGGGCGGTATTCAACAGACCCTGGATCCGACGAACTACAGCGTCATCGGCATTGGCGGCGCATCGCTCGGCTGTGTCGTCTTAAATAGCGGCGTGTCCTGGCCTGCGATCTCTGTACGGCCTGAATCGGTCGTGCTGCGGTTTTCGGCAGGATATCTCGATACCTCGAACAGCCCGCCCGTTGGCGAAGTGCCGGCACCTATTGTTGCTGCGATCAAACTGTTCACGGCGACGCTTTACGAAAGCCGCGAGAATGTCGTCATCGGCGAAACCGTTCTCGAACTGCCGTGGGCGGCTGAAGCGCTAATCAGGCCCTATCGTATTTTTTCCCATTAGAGCCTTGGAGTTCTGGCAATGACGCCAACTGTGGTGTTCGTGGGCGCCGATAAAGGCGGCGTCGGAAAGACAATGCTCTCGCGTATCCTGCTAGACTACCTCAAGGACAAGGGCGCGCGACCGACGGTTTACGATTCAGAAGGTGCGCTCAACCGGTTCTATGGTTACGCAAGACCTGTCGATATCACGTTCACGGGCGACCAGCTTAAGATATTTGACGGCATCCAGGCAGCAGGCCTTACCGTCGTCGACATGCGGGCCGGTTCATTGTCGCAGATCCTGCGCACAATGCGCGAGACAGGACGGCTCGACAAATCCGACGCCGGAAAAGAGCGGCTGATCGTGCTGCATGTCCTCGGCTCGAGCAAGCAGTCGATGGACGAGATCGTTGATGTCAACGCGCAACTGGCCGAAGGCGGCGAACATATTCTCGTGGAGAACCACGCCGATAAAGACGGCAGTTTCTTCAAATGGGACGAGAAGACGCGCTCGGATTTCTTCCGCTTAATCAAGCCTGAATTACAGATCGAAATTCCGCATCTGGATACTTTGGCGGCAGAGGATGTCGATCGGCTGAGCCTGTCATTCACCCGCTACATCGCCAATTCCGAAGCCGAAAAGCACTCCGACCATCTTTCGCGCATCGTGAAACATTGGCGCGACCAGGTCTATCCGGAATTCGACAAGATCAGGCTCGCCTGAAGGCTTAAAGAGACCGGCGTGGAGAATCCGGCAAGCGAACTCGGGCCGCAGAAATATCGATGGTGGCCTGACTGGCGCGGGCAAGCTTGCGCGATTGTAGCCTGCGGGCCTTCGCTCTTGACGATCGATGTGGCGTCATTGCGCGGCAGGCTCAGGGTCATCGCCATCAAGGAGGCGGCGGTCGAAGTCTGTCCATGGGCTGATGTGGCCTATGGATGCGACTGGCCATGGTGGCGGCATCGGGAAGGCCTTAGGGAATTCGTCGGCCTCAAGCTCGGTTTTGATCCGCGCATCATGGGCGCGTTCAATGATGTCCATCGGATCAGCATCGAAAACAGGCAATGCGATCAGATCCTGACGCAGGAGCCATTGAAGGTCGGTTCTGGCGGGAATTCGGGGTTTCAGGCGCTCAATCTCGCTATTCAGTTCGGCGCGAACAGAATCCTGCTCGCAGGTTTCGACATGCGCATCGACCAACCCCTGCACTGGTATGGACGCAACCGCTGGGAGAGTGCGAACAATCCGGCCCCGCACAATTTCAAGCGATGGACGCGCGCGTTTTCTGAGTCAGCACACGTGCTCAAGAAACTTGGAGTCGATGTCGTGAATGCGTCCCCCATGTCCGCCCTGTCATGTTTTCAGAAGGCATCGATTGCCGACACGCTTATCCGATGGGCGGTTTGATTGATCGATCCAGGCAAGACATGCCTCTTTATTCCGCCGGAACTGAAGAAATTCAAGCTCGAACTGTTCGAGCGCATCGGACAAAAGATCGAGGAAAAAGGCGGCCGTGTCGTTCGTGGCGATATTTCTGCGATCGCAAGCCTGCCACATGAAATCATCCCAATCGTTGGTTGCACTCCGGCGCTGCGGCCCCTGATCGATGAATGGCAAAGGACAAAACGCAACTGGATTTACTGGGACCGCGGCTATGCGCGGCGCGTGTTCGCAACATGGCTGCCCAAGGGCGATGAAATCGGAATAAAGGGCGGATACTACCGCTGGCATCTGAATTCTTACCAGATGCAGACGATCCGCGATGTTCCCTCTGATCGATGGGATTCCCTCAAGGTTAAACTTGAGAATTGGCGAACAGGCGGCAAGCATATCGTCATCGCTTCTCCGTCCGCAACTTATGAGAAGTTTCACGGCATTCAAGGATGGACTGACCGGACGATCAGGGCGATTTCTCTGCTCACCTATCACAGCAAGCGTCAGATTGTGGTCAGGGACAAGGAAACGAAACGGCCGCTGCGGGATGATTTGCACGGCGCATATTGTCTGATCACGCACGGAAGCAATACGGCAGTCGAAGCCGTGATCATGGGTTGTCACGTCATCGTCGATAAATGCAGCGCTGCTGCGCTTATTTCGAAGACAAGTCTTGATGAGCTTGAGAAGCCTCCCTTACTGCCGGACCGGAAGAAATGGGCGAACGCATTGGCCTATTCCCAGTTCAACGAAAAGGAACTGGTCGACGGCACGCTCTGGAGGCTTATCACCTGATGCCCTGGGTTCGTTTCAGCAAGCCGTTCGACTTCCGCGTCACAAAGCAAGCGACGATTCATTACAAGGCCGGCTGCGAATATCTCGTCAAGCAGCGCTGTGTTGACGAAGCCGTTGCACAGGGAAAAGCCGAACTGATCGAGCGGAAAGACGAGAATGCGCGCAGCCGGTGATCTACGCAATCGGATCGGGTTCTATCAGTTGCAGTCATCCAATGATGGCTACGGCAATACTGAGTCCGCCTATCTCGACGACCCGGATTTTCAATGTTCTGCGAACGTCAAGCCGCGACTGGGCGGCGAGACAGTATTAGCGCAGCGCCTGGGCGGCACAAATCTCGTCAACATTACAGTGCGGCAGTCATCAAGAACGAGACTGCTCAACGATTCATGGAAAGCGAAGGATGAGAGGTCAGGCGTTGAATACAACATCCGATCGATCATCGATCCTTATGAGGACACAGGCGAAAGCGGTAGATGGTTCGAACTTCTGTGCGAGAAGGGTGTCGCGATCACAACAGGCCAGCAGACTAATCCAAATCCCGGTCCTTATTTCGGCGCCGGGTATTTCGGCGCGGGATATTTCGGCGGCTTCGGCGTTTAAGCGATGCATTCATTTTGGACGCAGACGTTCGATCCGCCTCCTTTTGTCGCATCGG